ATGCCTGATCTCATTCAGACTTTTCTGATTGCGGTCACAGGCGGCTTGGCGAGCGGCCTTACGGGCATCATCGGATTGTCCATTTCTCAGCGCTACACGGATAATCGAAAACTTGTTGACGCCACTCTCACAGAGTTGGAAGCCGTCGTAGAGGCTTGCGCGAAGGCGTCAAGTGACGCCTGGTGTGTCATCGGGGACGCTAACTCCCCCTCCGTCTCGGAGACAATTTGTCTTCTGCATGAAATCTCTAGCTATATCTCCTTCATAAAACAGAGGGTGCCGGGTGCTGCCTTGCGGCTAGACTCTGCCCATCTGAATTTTCGCAGGAAAGCCTCGGGAGACGACTTCGATGTCACCGGTCGCGGCCCGGATTTAGCAAAGGTCAGCGAAGTTAGATCTTCTAAGGCCGCTTTGAAGATGGCCTGCCGTGCCGTCATCTTCGAGAGAAATCGCATCGGCCTACCTTTCGGGGCCTGATGAATTCCCGCGAATCTGATTTCTGCGCACCTTGCCACCCACATAGACCGGGCCATGTTTGAGTATTTCATGACCATGGGAGGTTCAGGCATGCGATGGGAAATGATCCTGATCAGTATCCTTATAGCTACAGCGTTGATCTCCGCCGGCGGACAAATCTGGAGCCTGTTTCGATGACACGCCAGGTTCCTCTGCCCGACGGAAAGCCGCCCCGGCTCGGTGACTTCCCTTACGACCGCGTCCAAGTCGCCTGCAACAAGTGCGGACGCTCCGGTCTCTACGGCAAAGCCGGACTGGTCGAGAGATTCGGCCCCACCCGCGGCATCAGCTATTTGGGCCCCTCCGGGCCCACCAAATTTCTGAGATTTCAATGGCATTTAGCAGCCGGTTAGCCACGTCTGTTCCCGTTGTCTTCCGGCTAACCGGCGAACCTCAGACATTTCGCGCGTGAATTGTCGAGCGCGACATCACAACCCTTCCCTGCCGGGTGATGCTTCGCTATGGTCGGCGCAGATATCAAGCTGGGGAGCCTCATGAAAAATATCGTTCTCGCCGTGGCGGTACTCGCCACCCTGTCGTCCTGCGCCAAGCGCCCGGACGCGATCGTGCCCGTTGACATTCCGATGGCCGTCTATCAGGGCCAAAACTGTCAGCAGCTCGGAAATGAACTGATAAAGGAACAGCAGAATCTGGCGTCCGTTTCGAAGGCACAGAATGAAGCCGCCACCGGGGACGCGGTTGGCGTTTTCCTGATCGGCGTCCCAATGTCGTCTGCTGTTGGAGGAGACAAGGAAGGCCAGGTCGCCGTTGCCAAGGGCAAGGTCCAGGCGATCGAGAACACGCTCAGGAGCAAGGGTTGCAATTAGCCCGATCGAGATCCAACATCGGCCTCCTTCGGGAGGCCTTTTCATGTGCAATCTCTACAACGTCACCACGAACCAGGAAGCAATCCGCGCCATCACAAGGGCGATGGTCGACCACGCCGGCAATTTGCCACCCTCGCTCGATGTTTATCCGGATCGCCCTGCCCCTGTGATAAGATCCAGCACCGACGGCCGGGAGCTGATCAACCTGACATGGGGCATGCCCTCGCCGCCCTCCGTCACCCAGGGCAAGCCCGATACAGGTGTCACCAACATCCGCAACACGAGCTCGCCCCACTGGCGTCGCTGGCTAGGTCCGGAGAGCCGTTGCGTGGTGCCATGGACCACGTTCTGCGAATGGGAAGATACGAAGCCGAAGAAGACCAAGCGCTGGTTTGCGATCAATGAAGAGAAACCTCTCGCCTTCTTCGCTGGGATATGGACGCCATGGAATGGAGAACGCGGCTCAATCAAGAACCCGAGGTCGGGAGATCATCAGCTGTTTGGCTTCCTCACCTGCCAGCCGAACGACGTGGTAAAGCCGATCCACCCGAAGGCGATGCCGGTTGTCCTGACGACCGAGGAAGAGGTTGATACCTGGCTGCGGGCACCGTGGGCAGAGGCGAAGGATCTTCAACGCCCTTTGCCGGAAAGCCAGCTCATATTGCTGCCAGTCGCCTGATGAAGTGGGAGATCCTGCTGATCACTCTGGTCCTGATCGCCACTCTCGCTTCGCTGGGCGGCATGATCTGGAGCCTTCTATGATGCGCCAGATCCCCCTGCCCGAGAACAGGCACGACCGGCTTTGCGAGTTCCCCTATGACAAGCTCCAAGTGGTCTGTCGCAAGTGCGGAAGATCCGGACGCTATGCCACCGCCGGCCTGATCAAGAAACATGGCCCCGACTTCACCTTCATGGAGCTTCGCAAGGTCTTCGAATCAACCTGCACGAAGACCAACGACGTTACCCGTCTCAACGAGGTCTGCGGCGTAAGCTTCCCCGACATGGTCAGGTGGAAGCTCGGACGCGAGCCTAGCACGTGAGCCGAACCTCCTGGCTGCTGACATCGCGCCGCTCGCCAGTTTCTTTGTTCTCAATCCACCAGGTGACCACGTAACTCATCTCTTCCGTCGGACGGAGGCATGGAGCCGGTAGTTCTTCAAGCAATGGGGCCCTCATCACCACAGTCTCTTCGCGAGGCGGCAAGCCAGCATGTGCATGGGAAGTCATCAGGAGAATGATGGCCAAGCTGCGCATGTTCAGTCCTTTTCTACGATCGGCGCAATTCGCGCTGGATTCTCAGTTCTTCCCGAATCCTGTCGGTCTCGATACTGAGGGTTTCAATGTGACGATTGGTTTCGCGCAGCGTGTCGATCCCTTTAAGCAATGCGGTCGTGTGCGCCTCCAACGTCGCGGTCGCCTTGTTGAGCGCGGACGGGTCGACCACGATGGCCGCGACCTGGGCGGCTGGGCCCGCAGACTGCTGGGCACTTCTGGCACCCTGAGCTACTCCGAGCCAACGCACACCGATGACAGCGCCGAGCGTTGCCCCCAGCGCAAGCAGCGCCGGCAGTGGCAGGTTAGCTATCTGCTGTTCCATTCCTGACTTCTCCCTCGTCGTGCGCAGCCCTGTGGATGTTGATCAGCTCGCCAAGTGCAAAAAGCGGGTAGACCGCGAGCCAGGTTGAGACGACGTTGGAAGAGAGGAATGCGTAACAAATGCCTGCCCAGATAACGCAGCCGATCGCAGCGGAGCCCTGCCGGATCTGCGGCGTCACGTTCTTCCGGGCTCCATTGATGATGAGCCCGATAATTCGAACCGATCCCACGACGAACATCACCCATCCGAGCGCCTCCTCGGAACGGAACAATTCCCGGAAGCCGACATAGGCGGGGCCGTTGAACGTTTCCATTGGGAACAGAAGCACGAGCCCGAACAGCACCATGTGGAAGGACATGAACCACTCGGTCATCCGAGGACCAAAGCGGTGCTGAATTCTGATCCAGAGCGCTGGGCCGAAATAGCTGTCGCTGGGCAAGTCATCTCTCCTGCAAGGCTTCGATGGTCAGGCGCTGGGCTGCGGACAGCATCAAACAGGCATCCAGCCTGTCGCGATCCTCGGCCCAGAGCTCCCATTGCGTCACGAGCGGCGCGCGCTCTGGTATCTTCGTCTTGCCTTCCGGCTCGGCCAGAACAGCGGCCGAGACAACCGGCTTTTGATCCTGCACCAATGCTTGAACTGGACGGAAGTCACTCAAGTTCCTTCCGCACCCAGTCAGGGAGAGCGTACTGGCTGCAATCGCAACCAGGCCCAGGATCAATTTTGCCATCCGTGGTTCGCCCCTCATATGCATGGCGGATCGCGTCCGCTCGTCGACGCTCATTCGCCCGCTGGTCCTGCAACTGCCTGTCTGCAGCATTGATCTTGGCCTGCACCTCGGCCAGCTTCTGCGCATTCCGGATTTCAGCGCGGCGGCGCGCCTCTTCCCAGACCTGGCGCTCCGCACGCTCACCCTCAACCCGCGCCTCGCGCTTGATGCGGGGGTCGTCGACCAGCCGGTCATAGGTCGAATGCGCGACCGATGAGACGGCGAGACCGGCCAAAAAAGCACCGATCAGCATGATCTGGCTCAGTGAAACCATCATAGGCCCGAGACACACAGTTCGGCTTCTCCGACACGCTGTGCGTCGCCCATCTCGCGGCGGTTTACGAGCCCGCGCAGAACCTTTCCGCCCGCGCGATTGAAAGCCGTCTGTGACTCGCACGCGCCGCGCCAGTTCCCGGCTTCGATCCGATTCTTTGCAGTAGAACGACACCAGGCACCAACTCCGAAGTTGTAGGAGCCGGAGATCATCGACGCGCGCACGCTGACTGGTGCGCCAGCGAGCTTCGGAGCGCATGCGACGATTGCATCGCGATAGTCGGCATCGACACGCCCGAGAAGCATCTCGCGGCATTCTGCCGGCGTCTTTACCATCCCGGGACCAATCCCCTTGGTCTCACCGTAACAGATGTCCCAGACCTTGCCGAATGGGTCCCAGTGGGATTTGAGAACGAGCCCTTCCCATGGCGTAATGAGCTTTTCAACCGCCAGAACCACAGCAGGGTCCAGCACCTCACCTGGCGCGATGAGCCGCTCGTAGGAGGGATAGGCGCCTGCGGCGACCCCGGCGAGCACGGCAGCGATCACAGCTTTCGCCCGGGCGCTACTCTTGATCGGATTGACCGGCATGAAGCTTCTCCTGCTTGATGACGCGAAAGATCGGGGTGAGGACAAGGAACAAAATCGGCACCCACCACGGCAACCAGTCGGCAACGTAGGGAAACAGCTCCAGTGCAACCTCTAGCAGTGTGGCGAGATAGACAGGCCAGAGCGACCAGGCATGCAAAAGCACGCGCCGCCAGTGAGGCACGAGGGTCATGAGGTTGTCCTCAAGGTTGTGTTTCGCTCTGTGATCCCAAGCCAGCGAGTTCGATCCTAGCTGGACAGGCAAGCCACGGCGGTCGACCACCGCACCAATTGGCTGATCAACATTGGGCATTCCGGAGTAGCAAAGACGCAAGCACGTTTATGCAGGGCTTAGCCGCCTGTCAGGAAGGCCACTCGATCATGGGAAGCTCGCCAAGAAACTCATCAATGCTTGGTTGCCTGCGCTCACCGTCATGGACTTTGGCTAGCTCCGCGTAGGCATACTCCCAGACATGATCGCGCCACTCCACGAATGCCTGCGCTTGCGCTGCCCACTGAGGGTTTGTCGAGGCAACATAGGAGGCCAGAGTTACCCCGTCGCGAAAGAGCTTAAAGTGAGCAGCTCCATCTACGCGTGCTTGGATGGCCCGCTCGAAGTCGGCTTGTGTCTCGAAGGGAATTCCTGCCGCGATCTTGGACTTGTCCTCGTCGGTCAGGGAGACCACTGACGTTTCACCCGTCGATAGGTCGTGAACGATCTTCTGCATTACTTCCTCAATCCCTTGTAGTTTAGCTTTCCAGCGGCAAAGGTGTTAACCCCTGCAGACGACGTCAGACGCAGCCGGTCAAGCGGTTGCGAAAGCGACTTGCCCCCGGCAATCCCGTGGAACCGCGAGCCTACGGCATCGTAAAGACTGCCAGAAATCGTCCAAGCGTTAGTGGCGGCATCCTGCAAACTGAGGATTACGGCGCCGTCAAACGTCGAAGAGGCGGCACCGGGATTTGCAAGATAGAAAGCGTTTGCGATAGGAGCGATAGACGCCGCCCCACCGGTCGAAGCGATAAGCCCCCCGCTGGAATACCCGGATGTTTCGAAACCGCCAGCGTCACCAATTTGGAGCCATAGCTGGTCACTCCCACTTTTTCGCACGCCAGAGAAATCAAGAATGATGATGGTCGTTCCGGCGGCAATCCCGGTCACGTCGATAGCGACCCCGGAGGTTGTGGGAATCGCACTGCCGATGTCGATCTCTGTTGAGGTGAAGGCCACATCGCGGTCAGGCATCGTGATTGTTCGATCCGCAGTCAGCGCGGCGGCGTCGAATGAAATCGACCTCGGCGTGCCTGCAGCGTTGAAGAGCCTGAACGAAGCCGCAGCAAAATGCGCATTTGCGATCGTTCGGGTGACCTTGAAGATGCTGGTGATGAGGTCCGCCAGCGTTGCTTTCTTCGGCGCGTTCGAAGCGGCGCTGTCGACCAACGCGAACATGTCAGCGTCTGCGATCACAGCTTTAGCTGGCGCTGCCGTGACAAGGGCGGCAATATGCGCCGCGTCTACAAGATCCGCGACGTCGCCGGTCGTGACATTGCCAGTCCCGCCGGCGCCTTCAGCCGCAAGAAACAGGTTCCTTGAGATGGATATCGGAGGCAGTCCGCCGATACGTCTTTCTTCATCAGCCATGGAAGCCTCCTCAGACGACGGCAAGAACATTCGCACCCATCTGGGTTGCGAAGTCGCGCGCTAAGCTCACAGTTGTCTGATATCTGTTAGTCGAGTTGACGGGGTTGCAGACCATGTCATGGTCAGATGCGCCATCAACGACCTCGACCAGCGATACAGATGCGGTCACCAGCGGCGTCCGGGCATAGTTGTGATTAACGACGAAGAACCGGTTGGCCGCATTGGCTCCACTGTTGAAGGTCATGGCCCCGTTGTTCTGTTCGAAGTGCCGTATCCGGTCGAGGTTTGCCAGTGCGGTGATGACGGCAACATTGGAGGCGTCGGTCACGACACGATGCGAGATCATGTCGTCATAACCAGTGTCGAAGGCGGGGTTTGCCTCCGGTAGCGCACCTGGATTGTATCCACTGTCGGCCACATCCACGAGCGACCATCCCGGCGTTCCTGTAAACCGGTAGCGCAGGTGATAGGCCTTGTTCGGCGAAGTGGCGAAATCCTGCTCGATCGTGGTGATCGGAAACACGCCGCGATGCTGGATCACGATGCCGGAAGGAATCCTGACCGTACCGGTTGAGGGCACAGAAAGATTGAACCGCCCGTCTGCCGTCTTGATCTCGGGAAAGACCGGAAGCCTTGCGCGCAGAAGTGTTAAAAGATCATCAAGCGGGTTCTCGCCACCAGCTGTCGCCAGCGCAATCTTCTGGTCGATCGCAGCGTTCAGCTGGGTTGGGTCTGTTTTGTTCGGGGTCATGCCAACCGACAAAAGCACCGTGCGGATTTCCCGCTGCGGCATCTCGATTGCCAGCGCTGGCACCTTCGAACCGGGCTGGCCCGCGCCGGTATTGCGATCCTTGTAGGGCGCGTTCGGGTCTGCCTCGCCAACCGGCTGGACATAATCGCTCATGATTTCCTCGCTTGATTGTCAGATCCGGAACATCAGCCGGTTGCCATATTCGTCGACGATGTAATCGCCGTTCTCGGTCACCCAGAATGCCAGGTTGATCCAGGCTTCCGGCACGGCGACCACCCAGCCGGGCAGCTCCTGCCGCAAAAAACAAAGCACATCGGATGAGCCGACCACATCGTAAAGTCGGTCAACACTCAGCTCCGAAGCGCCGATCTCGAAGAAGGTCTCCGCAGAGTCCTTGACCCGCACGATCAGATAGGCCTCTTCGGAAGCAGCCCCGGCCTCGTGCCGCCCGCCACATTCCGAGCCACTGCATTCGAAGAGATTAGGCTCCTCGATCTCGATCTCGAAACCGAAGTCGGCCGCCACCCGCACAAAATCTTCCGGATGCGCCAGCGGCTCGGCCATCACCTTGCGCCGCAGCGCCGTCAGTCTTTGGGGTGTCGTCTGCTCGCCGGTGAAGCAGGCCTCGGGCAGCCCGTGGTCCTTCTCCCAATCGGGCAGCAGCTCCGAGACCGTCTGCGTGTTTGCCTCGAGCGCCAGCCGGAAGGCCCGCGCATAGAGCCATTCGAAGGGCGAAAGCAGCACCCGCGTAAACTTGGCGATGAAGTGCGACAGCGAAACCGCTTGCCCGTCCGGCGAGCCCCAGGCCGCCCCTGGCGGCCACAAACTGAGGCCTGCGGAAATGAGGCTGTCGCTGTCAGGGGACGACAGGGCATCGGCCGGAACCGTGACGCTCGAAGCGGTCTTCGGCGTGAAGCTGTTCGTGACCGTATGCTGCCATGAATTCTTTCTACTCATTGACGAAGCTCACCGTGCCAATCACCGGATAGCGACCAGCCGTGTAAGGCAGGTCTGTCAGCGGCCAGTTCAGTTTGTGCCGGTCTTCACCGGTCACCTGGCTGATCGCCTCCGAAATCCAGCTGCGAGAAAGAACGAAGACATCGCTGGCAATGCCCGGACGCGCCCGCTCGTAAAGCACCGCGTCGATCGCAGCAGTGATCGCCGCGCGAACCTCCGCCGTATCATTGGTCAGGTTGGCAATAACGGGGTTCAACGCCTCGGGCGTCGGCGCCTCGACCACGCTGTCATTCACCCGGATCAGCCGCTTGGCATCCAGCGCCGCCTGCACGACCAGCTTGTCGCCCTCGGTCGGAATGCGGTTCGGCCGCCCGTCGAACAGAAAGAACACAACGAGGAAGCTCGGAGTCAGGCTGTCGCGATAGGCCCAGGCCTTCAACACACCCGGCACGTCCCGCACGATCCGCTCGTAGTCGGAAAGCTTGCCGGCGCCCGGCGGGTTCGCCTTGCGAAACAGCACTCGCGCCCTGAAGTCTTCCGCGTCCTCGATATCGGCGCCACCGCCAAGGCCGTCAGCCGTCACCGTCCAGGTGCTGCCGAGCGTCGGATAAAGCCCTGGATCCGAAAGCGTCAGAACACCGCCAGAATCCCGGTTGGTGGCAGAACCCTTGTCTTCCGACTGCACCTGAAACGTGACGGCGCCGAGCGTGCCCGCCTGCGCTGGTGCCGTCGACACATAGATGTTGTTGCCCGAGACGAAGCGTACGCCGGCCGGATAAAGCCGGTTCGCCTCGCCCGTGCCCTCGATCGAGCCTGACGCACTCGACGCCGGCTTCTGGAAGATGTCGACATCGGCGCCATGCAGGCGAAGGAAGGTGAGCGACGCCGTCGAGGCAAACAGTTGCCGCGCCAGATAGCCCATGCGCAGCTCGAACTCATGGGACAAGCCCGCCAGAACCTTCACGACTACAGTCACGAAGTTGTTCTTCAGCGCCGTATCCGTGCCCGGAAGGAAGCGCCGGAACGCACCGCGGATCGCGGCCGACGCGTCATCGAGCGAGCGGATTTGCCACGCCATTGAGCTGCTCCCAGAAGAGTTGGAATTTGTCATCGAAGGACCGCGCGCCATCGCGGCCATAGGTATTCACGACGTAGTCGACCCGGTTGGCCGCTCTGTCGACGGTCACATCAACATCGAGCGAGGCAATCGCCTCCTGGTCGATGAGCGGCTGAAGCGCCTCGCGCACATAGTCCTCGACCAGCACAGCCGTCTGATCGGTAATTGCCGTGCGCCTCAGCAGCCAGAGCCGCGAACCGAGCGGCCCCTCACCGTCCTGAATATCGAAACTGTCGCCCAGCCAGCCGCGATTGCTTTCGCCGTGCCGCAGTTCGCTTTCCTCGACCCGCCGGTCGGTCATCAGCAAAATCAGGATCTGCGTCGCAAGCCCCTGCTCTGCACGAAAGTCCCCCGGCGCTGTCGGATGCGTCAACGCATTGAGGATCAGATCCCCCGCGATCCCGTCCCAGCCGAGATCCGGCGCGCGATACGGCTCGGCCGTATCCTCGATCGAAACGATGCGGATCATGGAAACCCTCAGTTCGGAACGGAGGTGGAAGCGGAGCCGGTCAGCACGCCGCCATGCGTGTGTGTGTCGCCGATGTTCTTGCCGTTATGGGTGACAGCGCCGCCCTCGATCGCCACGCCGGAAGCCGAAATCGTCAGCGAAACACCACCCTTGCGGATGACATAGGCGCTGCCGGCAACGTCTACCGTCACCCCGTCGCCCATCACATATTTGGTCACATTGCCCGCCGCGTCGTAGATCGCGACGCCACCCGACGGCAGATCCTTCGGACGGCTGCCGGGACTCTCCAGCCCCAGGACAAAGGCCAGTTCCGGGTCTTGCTGCGAAGGCAGGATGAGCCCCTTGGC